TGTTGTTAGAATCAGCGAGGTATGATGCGAGTGATAAAGCTTTCGTCTTTGATGGAGCTGGAGGACCTATAGAACGTAGAGATTTTAGGGAATTTAAGGGAAATCAACCGTTTACGGCATCTATGTGGTTTAAAAAAGATGATGATCATTGGGGCACATTATTATCGATCGCACCCACTTCTGGTGAAGCAGCAGACTCATGTATTATTCTAACAGTAGCATTAGCATCGTCAGGACGTAGCTTTGATTATCAATTTTTTGGTTCCGACTATCGATACAATCCTACAGTAAACCCGGGATCTTGGCACCACGTCGCTATTACATATAGTGGAGGTACAGTTGGATCGGACCATTTTAATGACCGCGGTGGACGTGACCTATATTTTGATGGGGTTTTAATCACACCTGCGTCTGAAACTGTAGACACGGGTGATGTATTAAACCTTCCAAATAATCCGGTCTTAAGAATAGGTGAACGTGTAAACAGTGCTAACCATTTTGAAGGCTCCATCTCCAACTTCAAACTTTACGACACAGCCCTCGCAGCCTCAGAAGTCAAGACCCTCTACGATATGGGTCGCAATGGGAGTGTGGCGAATCCCCAACCTCTTCACATCGCGGCACCCTTGTATGCTCCGGGTGTACCCGTACAAATAGTTTCTAAGGTTTATAAAAAACAGGCATCATACGGTTCAACTAGTTCTTATAGAAACATAAAAGAGTTAGATATATCAATAAAACCTAAATTTGCAAACTCTAAAATTCTTTTACATTGGATGATAAACGGTGAATTACACCAAGACAATGTTATACGCGTCGCTAGGGATGGTTCGTATATAATACATGGGTACAACGAAACAGAAGGAACAAGTCGGTGGAGTGGTATAGCTGCTGGGGGGTACGACAACAACCAGAGTTCTACACCCGAGAATTATTGTATAGATACATACGATGAACCAGGTGGTACGAACACCTATAACTATCAAATATATATAGGGTCATCTTCCACTACTAGTTATCCGGCTTATATAAATCGAACGTACGACAGAGCAGGCGCTGATGCCTATGAGGCGGGAATATGTTTTATGAGTGCTACGGAAATTGCACAGTGAAATTTTATTTGGATATATTAAATGTCGGACGTGACACAGGCGTTAGCTAGTTTATATCCGAATTGTGAATGGAGTATAGAAGATGGTATGTATGAAAATTTAACATGGACCGATACAAATACTTCCAAACCAACCCTTGAAGAGTTAACAACTAAACAAGAAGAACTCGTAGCGGCTCAACCTATGAAGAATCTTCGCAAAGAGCGTAACAGGCGCCTCACGGAGGTGGATTGGATCTTCACTTCGGATTACGATCTTTCCGTGAGTGATCACGCGGTGTGGATGGCATACAGGAAGGCCCTCCGAGACCTCCCTTCCACCACCGAGGATCCCGCGAACCCCGTGTGGCCCGAGAAGCCACCTCTACCCAAGGGAGAAACCTTCTCAAAAAACGTCACGGGTGAAATTGTACAAAATACAACTTTAATTGAAGCTCTGCAACACGAAATCACCGAATTAGAACAAGAAAATAGACAACTTCGTACGAAAGTTACAAATTTAGAAAAGAAATCGACCGATCTCGAACTCGGTCTCATCGAATTGAGAAGACGTGTCGGCGCTTAAAAATAAACTCTCACTATAATATAAAATGTCTGGTGGTATCGCCCAACTCGTCGCTGTCGGTGCTCAGGATGTGCACCTCGTCGGCCAGCCCGAAGTCAGCTTTTTCCGTTCTACCTACAAGCGTCACACGAACTTCTCCCAAACTGTCGAGCGTCAGGTCATTCAGGGCAACGTCTCGAACAGTGGTATGTCCACCATTCGCTTTGAGCGCAAGGGTGATATGCTCAACTATGTGTACCTCATGCCCATCAAATCTGATGGCAGCCAATCGAACATCGTCCCCGACTGGACCACCGCCATCTCCAAGGTGGAGCTCCTCGTCGGTGGTCAGGTGATTGATGACCACGATTCCTTCTACTCGACTATGATCGCTCCCACCCTATCGGCCACTTCCTCTTCCAAGTCGGTCGCTGGTGACCTCTACGGTGGTTCCACTGACGAGCGTTTCTACCCCCTCCGCTTCGCTTTCTGCGAGAACTGGCAGACTGCTCTCCCCCTCATATCTCTCCAATACCACGATGTCGAGCTCCGCATCACTTGGGGAACTGGTGCTACTGAGTACAAGTGGGAGGTCTACGCCAACTACGCGTACCTCGACACCCAGGAGCGTGAGGTCTTCGCTTCTCAGCCTCAGAATATGCTCATCACCCAAGTTCAGAAAGCGATCGCTTCCAGTTCTAAGATCCAGGAACTCAACTTCAACCACCCTATCAAGTATCTCGCGGCGGCGAACACGAATGCCGTGAACATCGTAACGGATACCAACAAGCTCAAGCTCCAGATCAACGGTACCGATGTCGCTGACTACAAATTCGGTAACCCCAACTTCACCTCGGTTCCACTTTATTACCACACTTCCCATGGTAACTCGACCCCTGGTGCCAAGCTCTTCACTTATCCCTTCTGCCTCGACACTGGTAAGCTCCAGCCCACGGGTAATCTCAACTTCTCCCGCCTTGATTCGGCTCGTATCATCAGCGACACAGCTGTGAACACCGATGACATTTACGCCGTGAACTACAACGTTCTCCGTATTGAGAATGGTATGGGCGGTCTTTTATATTCTAACTAAATAATAACTATGTTTTGGAAGATTGTTTTCCTCCTTGCCATCGTTTTTGTATTGACGTACGATCCTAAGTCCAGGACACTTGAAAAGTTTGTCGGTCAGCCCACACCACCGACAGATAAGTCCTGTGAAAACACGCATTACGAAGCCGTTCAATTTGCTCAATCGCCTTATGAGTGTCCTATTCCAGGGAAAGCTATGATGGGTGCAATTGCTTAAAAAGAAAATACGCCATAGAAATATATGATCCCCGTCAACCGTGACACTCTTATGATGATCGCCACTATTATATGTGCCGCTGGTATCATCTTTCTCTTCAAAGAACTCAACAAGACTAAAGATGAGTTGAACTCATTCAAGGACTTTTCGGTACAGGTCGTCAAACAGCTGAAACCACCGACACCTGCACCCGAACCAGTACAAAAGGAAGAGACTAAAGAGGAAAAATCGGATGAATAAACATATCGCCTTATTATAACTTGCGAATGCGCAATGAAAAAGTACAAAGCGATAGCTGTACCGGTTAGCTTCGCCGATGGGAAACCACGATTTCTCACGGTGAGAGACTACCGGTTTAAAGATTGGATATTTGTCACAGGTGGTTGCAGGAGACGAGAAATTTTCAATCCCCTCCGTTGTGCTCTCAGGGAACTTGAGGAAGAGACTCGAGGTGTGGTTTCCCTAAAAAATGGTGAATACACTGAATTTAAGTTCACAGTTAGAGAGAGTTCCACAGTAGAACTCGAATACAATGTCTTTATATTTTTTGTAAATTTTTCGAGATCAGAACAACAAAATCAAATAAAGAAATTTTATGATGAAAAACATAAAACAAATTTGAAAAAAATTATGAAACAACCCATCAGAAAAACATATGATGAAAACGATTTTATGAGTTATGATACACTTGATGAATTTAACTCAAGAAAGCGTTGGAAACTCATAATCGATAATGTCATTAAGAATCCAAAATTTTACGCGTGTATAAGTTCTTTGAATAGAAAAACCTTTTCTATAAAATAATGAAGTCCAAAGCTTACATTTTAAGACAAGTCGCAGAACTCCTCGAAAAAAATAGAGGATATTGTGAAGAAGAGGTCACCGAATGGATAAAGGAGAATGAATCGAAAACGGTTTACGAACTTTTAACTATAAAAAAGGAACTTTCTCAAAATAAAGAATTTAGGGATGTTTCGTGTATGAGGTGGTTTAGAGAATAAACTCGATATGTAAATATGTTTAAGAGTTGGTGTGCAACTCGTAACTTCAATCATGCAACCAATCTATCACATGTGCTCATGGACGGTGGTGTCCTTTCCGTGCCATTTGATAAATTGAATGACTTTCATGAAAAGTATATCGAAATTGTGAAAGGTGGTGAGAGACTATATGTTGTTGAACAGAAGAGTGAAAAATATAACTTTTTTGTTGACATCGATTACAAAGACAAAGAATCTTTAAATCTCGATGAAATTAAAGAAATTTGTAAGGTCATATGTGATAAGGTGAAACGTCACGGTGGTAAAGACTGTCTTATCTCTGTGGCTCCTCCCAAACTATGTGGAGAACTTACAAAGACGGGTGTGCATCTTAACTGGCCGGGATTTGTGGTGGATCAAGACTCCGCTATTGCACTTCGAGAACACATTTTGGTCGCACTTTCGAAAGCCATGGGAAGAACCACAGATTGGAATGAAATTATAGACGCCGCTGTATATGGAAATGCTAATCGAAAGACGAAGGGAAGTGGTTTTCGGATGCCATGGTCTTACAAGAAGGCGAAACATGATGCATGTGATGGTCAGGGTTGCTCGGGGTGTGAGAGAGGTAAGATTGACCAGCTTCCATATCTGCCCATTTTTGTGTATCATCATGGACCCCTGAGTTCTATCATGCGCATTGGTCAAGAACCATCATTAGATATTTTGAAAATGGCCGTGGTACGAACGAATGAACCCCAAACTACACATGTCGTACCACCCTCTACGGTTTTAAAAGAGGGTTCTTTTACCGCTACACAGACGAAAGATGAAGTTCGTGATGAAGAACTCAAGGATATGATTGAAGAATTCATACGTAAACACATGGAAGGACAAAGTCAAGCACTTGTTCCAAAATTATTCAAAAAAAAGGATACATATCTCGTTTCGACAACTTCAAAATATTGTGAAAATCTCAAACGAGAACATGGTTCTAATCACGTTTGGTTCATCATCAGTGGCAAAACAATCATTCAAAAATGTTTCTGTCTTTGTGAAACACTGAGAGGTCGGCGTGATGGTTTCTGTAAAGACTTTTGTGGACGAAGACATCAACTTCCAAATTCTATCGTAGAACGTTTATATCCCCAAAAAGATGACATCAAAAAGTGTCCAGAAATAAAAAAAAGAGTAGAGAA